CTTGCCAGAAGATGAAAGGATCACCGGTTGCTGATGCATCGCGGAAAATACCGGCATATTTAGTGGTCCCGTCATTATATTCACCATAGAAACCAATGTCAACTGCATCTGATGCGTTGTTTGCGGCAAGTTTTAATAATGAGTCATCAACACTAACTGTGGTTGAAGTTACAGTAGTTGTAGTACCATAAACAGTCAAGTTACCTTGAACTTGTAAGTTATCGTCAATATTAACTGTACCACCAGCAGAATCGATAATCAAATTGCCACTAGAAGTGTTTATTTCATTTGCGTCTACATCGATTTGAATGTTACCAGCAATAACAGCAGCACCAACAACGTTGGCAGATGATTTAATATTACCAGTAATATCAATAAGTCCACTACCGTTAATAGTCTGCCCGTTGAGATCTAAGTCACCACCAAGCTGCGGAGTAGTATCATTTACTATATCTGCTGTAGCAGCAATACTAGCGATGTAAGCATTGGTGTTTGCTAAGTATGCTTTTGATTGAGCAATAGTTTGATATGTAGCGACTGCATTGGCAACTTGTAACCTATCAGCAACTAACAATCTAATAGCAGTATTTGTGCTTGTTAAATTAGTATTGATTAGACTGATAGCAATGTTAGTATTAGCAAGTGCTGCTCGTTCAGTAGCTTCGTTCGAATCTACATCTGATTGAACAGCAGCAATATAAGCATTAGTATTAGCTAATTGTGCTTCACCGATACGAATCACATTTGATCCATCACTGGAAGAGAATATAACACGATCTGCTAAGTTAACAGCAAGTTCTCCTGCAGCTAAAGCGCCACCACTAGGAATTGAACCCGGTGTAGTACTCCTTTTAATTTTAATTATTGATGCCATTTTTGTTTTCCTTACTCTTTTGGCTTAAACTGTGAGAGTACACTAAATTCCTTCTCTTTAGTCATTTTTATTCTACTATTTGTACTATTAACTGTAGAAAAAGTTTTTCTTGTATGTTTTATAGATTTTATTTCCTGTATATTTATATTATTTTCGACCTTAAGATTTTCATTTTCTTTTTCTAAAATTTTTATTCTTGTCTCCAGCATCATAATATGTTGTACAAGTTCGTTTATCTTATTTTGTTGGAGAGTAATATAAGTATCTAAAGCCTCTTTTTGTTTGTCCATAATAACCTCATAACTTAAAATGTTCCTCCATCCATATCGTCAAAAACTGGAGTTCCATTAGCTGCTAGTTGTAGTATTTCTCCAGAAGATCCTGTAACAAAACTTAAAGTAGATGATGTCTTACCAAACAAAACACCATCTTGTGTAAACGATGTTAAACCCGTGCCACCATATGTAGTTCCTAAAACATTGCTCAATATCAAATTAGTAATTGATACATTACCAGTAAAATTTGTATTTGTCTGACCAGTAACATTTAAAGAGTTAACAACTATATCTACATTATTATTAGCGACATCTGTAAAACTAACAGAACCATTAGCATTTCTTTTTATTTGTGTCTGACCTAAGTGTATTGTATTACCACTCAGATATAAATCTCTCCAAGCGTATTCAGATGCACCTAGATCATAGGTTACATTTGCTGAAGGTTTTAGACTTGATGGTATAGACTCTAGATTGGCTACGGCGTCGAGATCAGAATGTTTTGCTAATCTAACGCCGCCAGCAGTAGAACCATCGTGAACACGAAGAGTATTATAGGTAGTATCTACCGTTACCTCACCAGTGTTGCCTGTAAAGGTAGTATGTTGGGCGGCAGTGCCTCTTCTGAGTCTTACTTCAATACTCATGCCAGTGTTCCGTAGTCATGTTGTTGTATAGTTGGTGAAGTAATAAAACCATAATCAAATTGTCCTGATACAGCAGATCCTCCACCAGTTTCTGCTGCAAAATAAAAAGTGCTATTAGATGATTTATATTTCAAAACATAACCATCTTGCGCTGTATCCGAATCAACATCTGTTAAATCTGTTAAAGCAATATTTGCAACGTTTGAGGTGCCAAAACCGGTAACTGTTACATTAAAGGTTGTGCTATCTCCGCGAGTAAATACTATAGTATCATTAGCGTTATACCAATTAGCAGATGAAACTCCACTAGATGCAATAGTGTTGGTTATAGTGGTAGCAAAATCTGCATCATTATTTAACGCTTCGGATAATTCTTTTAACGTATTTAAAGCAAGTGGAGCAGAATTTATTAAAGCATCAATCTTTGTATCAACATAACTCTGAGTTGCTACTTCACCACCATTAAAATATAATGTATTACTTACATCATTAACTCTAATAGTATTATTACCAAAATATATAGTACCAGTACCAACAAAAAGATCTTTCCATATTCTATCAGCAGAACCTAAAGAATAAGTATTATTAGCTTCAGGTATAACATCTCTTGGATAGATAGTAGTCTTTGGATATTCACCGATACCACCTCCACCAGAGCCGCCTCTCGTATATGCCATACGTGTAACTTGTGCAGATATCTGCTGCACAAATTCATCATACATTTTAGAGAATTTTGCTTCTAGTTCTGTGGAGTCAAAATCTTCACCATCTTTGCCAGGATCGCCTTTCTCACCCTTTTCGCCCTGTAGACCTTGTTCGCCTTTTAAACCTTGCGGTCCAAGCTGTCCTCTTTCACCTTGAGGGCCTTGTGGACCCATGGGACCTAATGGACCAACAGGACCTTGCTCTCCAATAAGACCCTGTTTACCAGTATCTCCTTTTTCGCCTCTCTCACCACGAAAAACTTCAATTGGTATAGGAGTATCTATACCCTCAACCTGTAAATATTTAATACCAGTTGAATTATCAAACTCCTCCTGCATAACCGCATAAAGCTGCTCATACAAAGCGTCTTTCACTTTGGAGTTTTCTTGTTTTATAATCGCTAACAGAGTAACTAATAATTTGGCATTTTCAACAGTCGGTTTCATAAAAGATTATTCCGTTTCTGTAGGTGTCATCGAGTCCATAAACTTTGTCATACTCTTGACTAGATTTTTCTCCTCTTCAGAAATTACACTTGACGGAACAAACTCTTCAACAGTATTTGTTACAGAATCAGAACTGTCTTTATTGTCTTCCACTTCATCTTCTGTATCATTCATAGGATTATCTGGGTCATCAGACTCGTCTTTGATCTCTTTATCCATCTCTTCAATATCTTCTTCAGACATCTGAAGAATGTTCCTACGAACCCAAGACATTGAGTAGTATTTGCCAACAAAACCATCAATCTCATTGGCGAGAGATAGTCTTTCTCTTAATATTTCTGCTTCTTTTAGTTCAGCAAAATAGTTATCATGTGCAAACTCATAATAAATATCTTCACGAATTAGTTTCCAGTCTTTTCTTGTTATTACACCTTTTAGAACTAACTGTATTTCTAAAAGATTATCAAATAGATGTGAAAATCTATTTCTAAGTCTTTTTATAAACTTGGTAAATTTTAACTCATCACGAGTAATTTCTGTAGACCTACCAAGATTAAATTGATTCTCTGCTTCCATGCGTGTTACAGGAACATTCAGAGACTTGTAGAGTTTACGACGGAAATAATCTACGTCATCCATTTCTCCAAGATTTTGACCGCCTGGAAGTGTAGTAATCTCAGTACCTCTACCACCTTCTCTACGAGGAAGCCAGAAGTCTTCTAACATTGTCATAAACTTACGATCATCTCTAACTTCACCAGTCGAAGCATCATAGACAAGACGATTCTTATGTTTTGTCATCATGTCTTGTAGATATTGTTCAGCCTTCATCTTTGGAAGATTGCCTACATCGATATAAAATATTCTACGTTCTGGTGCGCGAGATAAACGATAGATTACAGTTGCGTCTTCTAACATTCTAAGTTGATTCAATGGTTTGATTGCTTTGTTAAGATGTCCTAGTACAATCTTATTTGATGGATCGTTTATACCACTTGTAACATGACAGATAGAATCTTTAGCGATCTTTACCGCGTTTTGAACGCCTGAAGAAGTAATCCCTTTTGGATGATAGATGTAGTACTCGTTGAACCCTTTCTCAACTGTTACCCTTGTACGAGGATCAGTTTCAGTTATTTTTTCACGTATCTTTTTAATTTTTCTAGGGTCTATTTTACGAAGTTCTTGTATACCATTCCTAGGTTTTGATTCGTTGACGAGTATGTGATAATATAAACGTCCATCAACATACCATTGTTTGAATATGTCATATCCTTGATTATTGAAGTCGAGAAGTTTTAATACGTTATAAAATTCTTCTCTAACTTTGTTTTTAAAAGAATCAGAGTATTCTAAATCATCAAGAACAATGTCTATTGGATTTTCATCATCCAATACGATTGATTCGTTTACAATATCTTCGATGGCGTTATCACATTCTGGTTGCATAGCCATTTCGCGATAACGTGTTACTAGTTCTCCTTCAGACTTAGCAGAACCTTCTAGATCTACATAAGTACCATAAACACCACCAGCAGCGACTTCTACTGCACCATCTTCAAAATTAGGTGCAACAAAGGATTTTACATTTTTTTCTTGTTGTTTTTGATTAGATTTCTCTATCTTAAAACCAAATAGCTCTACTGCCATATTTTCATTTCCTAAAATGTATTTTGTTTTATCTATTTATAAATGAAGATAAACATAAAAAAACGGTGGTCTCATAGAAACCACCGTTTTAATACTCTACAAACTAATATTAGCCGAACTCGGGCCCAGTTAAGACCGAGGTAGTTACCTGACCTACAACACCTTGACCAGCTTCCCAGAAATCGTAAGAGAACGTCACATCAAAAGTTTCAACGGCGTCGTTTGTACCCCAATCAAGTGCAATTGCACCAACTGTTAATGGGAACAGACCGACAAATTTGTAAGTTCTGATTGGAGCTCCAGTTTTAGCAAATTGTGTAACAGTAGCACTTGTCTTGTACTGTGCAGCTTGCGCTAGAGCAGCAGAACGAATGT